TGCAGCTTTTTCTGCTTTCATTTTTTCAAACCTAGCTTTAACTTCTTCTAATTTCTTGATTTGTCTGTCTTTACCTTGAAGTTCTTTTTCTTTTTTACTAAGCATGTTTTTAAGCTTAGCTTCCTTTTTGCCAGGAGAAAGTGCCATAAATAAATACTATCTACTGTTATTTTAATTCTACGAATCTGATTCTAGATGTTGAATTAACCGATCAAGGTACCAACGGGTTTTCTTGGCATTCTTTAATGGATCATCTTTATCCCACATACGCAAGATGTAACGTAAAATCTGACCCTGACAATTACCTAAAACAGGATCTGGTGCACGACTAATCGTGTCTTCAATTACATCAATCGCTTCAAACCGACGCCCTTCGGTGTAGTGCGACGGATGATTAATATCATCCCCCTGGTTATCCTCAACCTTTTCTTTTTTTGCCCAGGGGACAGGACAAATACCCCCTGGACAATCACTAATTTCTAAAGTATCTGAAGAATCACCAAGTAAAAGCGTGTCTAGATCAGTCCCGACCGGTTGAAACCAGTTCTGAGCTTGCGTTGTTTGTTCATCGCTACCTCCTGTTCCTCCGGTGATAGTTGCCCCATATCCACCACTAATTGCCTGGGTTGAGGTTCCGCGCCCTGCATAATTCCCGTCTCGGCACTCGGAATTATTCCTGTTAATCCGCATCTCGGTTCTGCTCTTGGATCTACAGATAAGTTAACACGATCTGACATATCTTGCTGCGTTAATGTCAAACCACGATTATATTCATCATATAAAGGAACATCATTGGCCTCATTATCCAAAGGCTGACCAAACGTATCTAACGTCGTCATGCGTTCCTTTAATTCATCATTACCTTCCATAAAGGCAGATAAAAAATCCATAATATAAATCCGATTTAAGTCAATTATAATTCTAGTATGGCGTACTCAGATACCTACGATAAAAGGATTGACGCGGGTTCTTCTGGCGGAGAAAGGACTGACCTTACTCCCGGCCGAGCCTATCGCGTAGACATTCGTAGGCTTCCTGAGGAAGTAATGGATACCGCGTATGCTGCGGGCACAAGAGGCGAAGGGCAAGAGCGTCGTGTTGATAAGTTCTTAAAGTCAGCTCGCTCAGCCGGAAAGTTTCAGAAGAAACGTCAGTACGATGCGCCATACACAGATCAGCAAGGACAAACCCCTGCTTTTATCGAAGGTGATCGATTTGGCAGGGCTGGTTCAACTAACTATGCGGATAAGCCGCAGCCTTCCACAAGCAAACTTTACTATTAAACTTTACTGTTAAATTTTAAATAAGACAATTTCATATTAAACCTTAGATAAGACTACTTCATACGGTTGATTTTGATATTTACCTTTGCGGGTTTTATAGTCAACCTCACACTCCTCTCCCCGGTAAAACAAGAGCTGGCAAATGCCTTCATTGGCATAAATTTTGTTAAACAATGGAGTACAGTTGCTAATCTCCAAAGTTAAATGACCTTCCCAACCAGCTTCAGCTGGAGTAATGTTTGCCATGATTCCTGCCCTAGCGTATGTGCTTTTACCCACGGCAACCACGGTAATGTCTCTGGGTAAAGCCAGATGTTCAACAGCAACACCAAGACAATAGCCGTAAGGAGGGATAATAAAATACTTTCCTCGCTCGTCTCCATGCAATTTAGTCTCCTTTAAAATTTCAGGATCAAAATTTTTGGCATCACACATTCCGTGCTGGACACCACCGAATAAAAGACACTGGTTAGGTGACAAACGAATGTCATAACCATAGGAACTAAGTCCATAGCTGAGAACAGGAACATCATTTTCCTTGTTAACAAGATGATCCTCGAAAGGAGTGATCATCCCATTATTGGCAAGTTCGCGGATTTCCTTGTCGCTTAATACAGACATCGCCTTCCCTAAGTTCAAATATTTTATACGAGAATTCGTCCTTTTTCAGAATAAATGTCGATAAATTCTTCGGTAGCTTCAGCCACTCTATCTAGTGGCTGCATATATACAATTAAACAGACGCCTGTATTTTTCTTTTCAGTAGAATCATCCGCATAATAATGACGGATTAATTGAGGTCTACTCTTCATAATGCACATAGGAAAATCGAACATGTCCTGGTTGTACATGATGCAATCTACATAATTTGTAAAATAGATCCCCTGTTCAAATTCTCCAGCCAACCATTTACGTTTCATTGTCCGAAACCATAAGGCATGACCAGATGTCAAAGTAGGTGACAATCCACGCGTCACTTTCCAACGATCATTTTTCTTATCCCAGAAATATGGTTGACATGGAGGGAAACAATAGACATTTCCATGCCATTCCATATCGTTTAATCCATCTTCAGTAGGGGTATAAAATTCTTTTGCTCCGACGTACTCGTTAGCAAATGCACTGCTAGCAGGATCGAGATCAATCGAACCCATAAGCATATGGGCAGAGTCAACCAAATCACGGTTGCTTATCCACTCAAAGTGTTCGCTCTTAGTATTACCACGTCTAACGGCCATTACTCAGAAGCCTTGTTGTAATCAATTACAAAATAACGCATTCCATTTTCATCGTTGACAATATAGGCAGCACCTGCTTCTGGATCAATCTTTTGAGCTGATTGCAAAATGGTGCTAAACGTTTCTGACAATTCATCATCTGCATTCTCCGATGCAGAATGCAGTTCTTCCAGTGTCATCCAAAACATTGAACGTTCAGATTTTGGTTGCATGACCATTACCCCTGGCCCCTCTGCATTCCAAAATTTAACAAAATATTTGCCCATATCACCAAGGATTAGTTTAATGGTGGCATCCGCATAACGTGCGCTATTACCCTCTAAGTCCTTGCCACAAACTGCCTTAATTAAATCTTCTCTTCTACTCATTGTTTAATAGCCTTTGTTTTTGCAGTATCGATAACATCTTAGGTAAGGGTTGGTAAATGACCACCATCTTGCCTAAAACTCCTCGTTTTTTAATTAATTTACCATTGTCATCACGCATCTTATCAAATTCTCCAGCACGAATTAGATATTCTGCTACACAACGCAGCCTACGCTTAAGAGGCAAGTCAGCATTGGGAAAGCGACTACAAATAGTATCTGGTTTCATATCGACAAAAGCAAGCCTAAGTCGATTGGCAAGTGTCATATTACTATTTGGATCTTCTAATTCAAATTCTTTAATCACTTCAATATAACGACGCAGTATTGCATCATCAAACGATCCAGAGGGAGGAACAAAAAGTTCAACTTGATTAGCTAAACTTTCTGGTAACTTCTCTCTATAGTTTTTAAGGGTAAGCATATCAATATCGATATTATTAAAACGATGTGGCATATCACTTTTCGCGAGGTTTAGGTACGTTGTCCCAGTGGGCACGCGTATTTGCCTCATATAAATGCTTACCTGTCGCATCAAAGGTGCGAAGATTTGCATCCGGACCCTTTTGATAAGACAGAATCAATTGGTTCCAGGGGATACGCACAATATTTTTCTTAGGGCCAGTGGGCAAGACGATGTAATGAATGCCTTGCACCCAGCCAGAGAAATCAGATTTATGTTTCTTTTTGCCTTGGAGAATCCAGTTACGGATTGTTTGATCAGTTACGCCAAGGCGTTTAGCACATTCTTCAGTAGAAATGTATTCATCAGCATAGATTTCAGGACTTACCTGATCCGTCTCTCCATCTTTGTAGCGAGAATGCCACATAGAGGCCAGGATATTCCTAATGCCTTTCAATTCACCAGAAATACTTTCCAGTGATTTATTAAGCTCCGACATATGTTAAGAATAATGCTACAGTTTCTATGAACATACTGTGTTATTTATGGAAGAGCAAGTCCCTTCTAGTAATCAACCTACTTATACTCCAGAAGAAGGAGCGTATTACGAAAATCAGGAAGGGCCTAGGTACTCAAATCCTGCAGAATTTTCAGCTGCAACACAGGCACCTCCGCCACCGCCGCAAATGCGTCCGCAGATGAACTTTCAGCAGATGCGTGAAAAAGCTCTGCAAGATGCAATTGCACAAGTCGCAAATGGACCTGCGGTACCTCAACAGCCTTTCCAGCCACAGCCGCAAATTCAACCTCCTATTCCGCAGCCGGAACCTAAAGTTGTTTATGTACGACGAAACTTAACCCTGGCTGAACTCGGTGTTATGTTCCTGATTTCAGCAGGTATCGTTCTCGGTGGACAAGGTCTTTGGAATTTCACTACTGATCTTCTGCCTCGTATTGAAATTCGAGATAAATAAGCCGTTTTATAATTGTTCTAGGACTTGGCTTAGAGCAGGGTGCCAAATAGAAAGATAACCGAATTTCCCTCAATTGAAGCCGGGGATATTGTCGATCAGGATGTACTCACCCTGGTCGATGTTTTTGAGGTTGACCCTGCCTTAAGAAACAAAAAGATTACCTTTACGGAATTTCGTAATTATTTAGATACTTATTACGTCAACACAACTGAAATTGATCCTTTTGAAGTCGGCAACTTATTAGTTTCTGGCTACCTATCAGTTAGTGGCACGACAACTTTAGAATCTAATTTAACTGTTAGTGGTCTTGCAACGTTTGAAAGCGGCACTAGCTTCTTAGATGACGTCAATATTAGTAATGATTTAACAGTTACAGGCAACATTGTTGCCACTCAAATTACAATTGACAATACAATTACTGATTATCTGCAGGCAGTTTCAGGTAATTTCAGTATTGCAACAGGTGTTACTGCTGATTTTTCCAGTGGTTATTTCGACACCCTTTCTGGAACCACGATCACTGGTGAAGCCATTGGTGGAGTCAGCGGTACCTTTGTAGACCTTACGGTTCCACGGGGACTGGTTGTTGAATCAGGTTGGTTTGAATATCTAAATGCATCAAACTTAATTGCAACAGGCATTGTTGTTACAACAGGTACTTTTACTTCTGGTATCCAAACCACAGGAACAATCAGTGGTGGAACAATTACTGGCGATACAGGCAACTTTGGTGTATTAAATGTAACCTCTGGTTATTTTGATTTTGTTTCAGGTACCTTTATTACAGGTGATACTGGTGAATATGATTCTTTAACAGCACAGAGCTTAACAGGTGTTACCGGTAATATTCCTCAGCTCGTATCCCTTGGTATCCATACAAACACCTTAACGGGAACCACGGCAAATATCAATGTAGTTAGTGGTTCTGTTGCTGCATTTACAACAGGAACATTCCAAGGGGTATCAGGAACCTCTGCAGCTTTTGGAACAGTAACCGGAACAACAGCAAACTTCAATACTGTTAATGCTGATGCCATTAATGTTGATACATTAAATGCAACAAACTTAAGCTTTAGTGGTGACCAAACCATTAGCGGTAACTTTATTGTTCAACAAAATGCCACAATTAGCGGCAGTGGAATTATTGAACAAGATTTGTATGTTGGTGGAACAATCACTGGCAATACAGTAACTGGAACTTACGGTTACTTTACAAATCTTTCTGGATACAACATATCTGGTTATGTAACACGTTTTAACCAAATTTATGTAACCAACAGAATTGTTAATAGTGGTCTTTTAGTTCAACAAGGAACAACTGTTTTTAATAACGGACTTACTGCAACTGGTGATCTAAGGACCAGCGGAGACATCATTGGTGACGGTGATACCAACATTAGTGGTATCAATAATATTTACTTTGAATCAGGCAATGTTAGCGGTTTAGTTGTCCGTGGAGATCTTAATGTTGAAGGATCTGCAACCCTGGCAGAGCTTCTCTTCAGCGGTGACTTAACTATTTCAGGCAACTTAGATGTAACAGAAAACATTACTGCTACAGGAAATGTTACTGCTGCTACCGGAATATTTACAACAGTAACAGGAACCACTGCTGAATTTACTTCAGGTGTCTTTAACAGATCACTTGCAGCAACTGCAATTGGTACAAACCTTAGCTACGTTAACGTCACAGGTACAACAATTACCGGAACAGACGTATTAGCTACTAATGGTACCTTCGTAAATATTACCGGTACAACAATAACCGGTGAAACTATAATTGGTACAAACCTTAGCTACGTTAACGTCACTGGTACAACAATTACCGGAACAGACGTATTAGCTAGTAATGGTACGTTTGTAAATATTACAGGTACAACAATTACCGGAACAGAAGTATTAGCTACTAATGGTACCTTCGTAAATATTACCGGTACCACAATAACCGGTGAAACTATTAGTATTACGAGTGGATTAAATGTTAGCTTAGGACAAGCGGCATTCCCCTGGGGTACATCAGGCGAACCTGGAGTCACTTTCACAGGAGATTTAAATACCGGTTTTTATAATGAAGGTGAAAAAGTCAACACAAGTTGCGATGGTAACCGCGCAATGACTATTGAGTCAGGAACTGGCGGCAGTGCAGGAAGATTTGTGTTAACAATTTGGTCGGCCTAAAGTAGAATAACAAATATGTATTGATAAGACTATGGCACAATACGGTGAAGTAAGGGTTGACTTTATAACATATACCTCAGGCGTTAGCGACAACGTTACTGTCACCGTTTCCAGCCTGGTCGATAAAAATACGGTTAGTGGTAACTTAACCGTTAGTGGTGAAGCCTCTATTCAAGGCGGCCTATTTGCCTTAAGTGGCATCACTACAACAACTGGTACCTTTGCATCAGGTACTGTAACTAATCCGTCGATTACATTTACAGGAGATTTAGATACCGGATTATATGAACCACTTACTGATGAAGTTGGTATTGCAGTTGGTGGCTTAGCAAGAGCTGTTGTTAGTACAACTGGTGTTGCTTTTGGCGGAGCAGGAGCTATCACAACTCCTGTCGGTACTTCTGGTCAAAGGCCAACAGCTGTAGAAGGCATGATTCGCCTTAACTCAGAAGCCGGTAACTTTGAAGGATATCGCAATGGCTCTTGGCAACAACTTACTGATACCCCTGGAGCTGATTTAAATCCAACATTTGAAACAGTTACCATCCAAAGTGGACTCACCGTAAGTGGTGATGCACTTTTTAGTAGCGGCATTACTGTTTCTGGAACTATCAGTGGTTTAACTATCACGGGAGCATCTGTTAATACCACTGCTCTTACCGCCACAGTAGTCACTGGAACAACCATTACAGGAGACTCTGTTAATACCACTGCCTTAACTTCAACTGTAATTACAGGTATAACTATTACCGGTACGACTGTTAATGTTGGTAACTTTACAAGTCAAACGATTAGTGGAATTAGTGTTAACGCCACAACAATTACAGGGCAAACTATTAGTGGCGTAGGTTTTGCTGCAACCAGCATTACAGGTACTACCATCACTGGTACAGCTATTAATGCAGTAACAATCACAGGTCAAACCATTACCGGTACGACCGTTAATGCAACTGCAATTACAGGTCAAAGCATTAGTGGTTTAACTGTTAATGCAACTACTGCTAATGCAACCACTGCAAATATTGTTAGTGGAATCTTTGCTTCAGGTACAGCAGCTGCTCCTTCTGTTACCTTTAGCGGTGATAAAGACACAGGTATTTATACCGCAGAAGCAGGAAATATTAACTTCACTACACAAGGTGTAGAACGTGTTTCTATTTCTGAATCAGGTGTTATCACTGCAAAAAATGGTGCAGTAGCAGAAATTGCTAACCTTGCATGGAGTGCTACACCTACGCCAGACTTTGCTTCCTCTTGTAACTTCAACCTTGTTTTAAGTGGTGGAACTACATTAGGAAATCCAACGAACGTAACCCCTGGTCAAGTAGGCTCCATCTTTGTTATTCAAGATGGAGTAGGAAGTCATTCCTTTGCATACGACACAAACTGGGATTTTATTGACGGTTCTGGATTTGCAGTTTCAGGAACTGCAAATAGTGTAAGTCGTTTGGATTATATTGTAAGAACAGCAACCAGTATTCACTGCGTTGGTACAGGACCATACTCCTGATAAGAGGATAAAAAAATGAGTATTTTTGGACAGGCTATTGGCGGTGCTGCAGGACAAAATATTACCCCTGCTGAACCAGCTAAAAACTCAGTTTATCTTGCCAGTTCTGATAGTGAACACTTTGATCGTAGCTTTGGTACTCCGACAGATCAAACTGTATTTACTTTTTCTTTTTGGACAAAACGCCTTAAACTTTATCAAGATAATCCTATATTAAGAGTACCTGGTGGCTCTCAAATTGGTTTTAACTCCAGTGATCAATTTTATGTAGACACAAGCTCTACCACTGCAATACAAACTACGCGTGTTTTTCGTGATGTAGCAGCCTGGTACCATTTTGTGTGGGTTCAAAATGGAACATCTCATACACTTTATCTTAATGGTGTCAGCATTGCTACAGGAACAGGTACAAGTAATAATTTTAATGATGGTGGTGCTAATCATCGATTAGGACGAGATGTTGGTAATTATTACGATGGCTACTTCAGTGAAATGCATTGGGTAGATGGACAAGCATTATCACCTACTGATTTTGGTGAATTTGATACTGATAATATTTGGCAAGCAAAAGAATATACAGGAACATATGGTAACAATGGTTTTTATCTAAATTTTAGTGATTCTGGTGCCCTCGGCACAGATAGCAGTGGCAATGGAAACAACTGGACTCCTAATAACTTAGGTACCATTAATCAAACTACTGATAGTCCAGATAATAATTATTGTTTATTTAATCAAATTGCTCTTGTTGATAGTATCACCTTAGTTGATAATGGAAATCTTGAATGTGCATCAACTAGTACTACTAATAGAAGAAGAACAACAACAATGTGTTTTTCTTCTGGAAAATGGTACGCAGAATTTACAATTAGTGTTTTAACAAGTGGCACCCTTTATATAGGACTTATAGAAAGTGGTGATACAACTGAGGGAGGAAGAGTTGGTGATGACGTTGGAAATTTTACTGGTTATGCTTATCTAAGTAATGGACAAAAACGAAATGGCACCAATAGTAGCTATGGTGCAACCTATGCACAAGGAGATGTTATTGGTGTTGCTATTGATTTAGATGCAGGTAATCTCGTATTTTATAAAAATGGAGTAAGTCAAGGCACTGCCTTTACAGGTATTACAGGAACGTGGTTGTTTGCGGTAAGTTTTAATAGTGCTAACGGTGCTGAAATCAGAGCCAACTTTGGTTCGCAAAGTTTTAGTTACAGCGTACCAGCAAGTCATGCTGCACTTTGCACTCAAAATCTGCCAACACCTACCTTCACTAATAGCAATGAAGTAATGGATGCAACATTATGGAATGGAAATAATAGTAGCTCACAAACAATTAGTGGACTTAATTACAGTCCAGATATTGTTTGGATTAAAGGTAGAAACATAACTACAAATCATGTTATTTATGACACAGAGCGTGCAGCAAATGAACAATTAATAGTAAATAGTAATGTCAACGAAACTACTGTTACCAGTGGATTAACAAGCTTCACTTCAGATGGTTTTGTTCTTTCTAGTGGTAATGATGTAAATGGAATAGCTACAAATACATACGTAGGCTGGAGCTGGGATTCAGGTAGTTCTGGAGTTACTAATACAGATGGAACAATTACTTCCACTGTCCGCACTAATACAACTGCAGGTATTTCAACTGTTCTTTATACAGGTAATGGAAACTCTGGCGCAACTGTAGGACATGGACTTGGTGTAACACCTGCTTTCATAATTGTTAAAAAACGTGATGGTAGTACAGAAAACTGGCAGATATATCACGATGGATTAGGAGCTACCCAATATATACAACTTAATCAGACTAGTAGTGCAAGTACTGCAACTAATAGATGGCAGGATACTGAACCTGATAACACAGTATTTACTTTAGGTGGTGGTACTGCAACTAATAATAATAATCGAAATTTCGTTGCTTATGTTTGGACACCTATTCAAGGATATAGTACTTTTGGTACTTTTGATGGAAGCAGAACTGATAACGATGCAGCTTTTATTGCTTTAGAATTTACACCAAAGTGGATTTTAATTAAAAACAGTGATCGTAGTTCAAATTGGGTGCTTTATGACATAGAAAGAGATCCTGTAAACCTAGCATTTGCAGAGTTAATAACAAATGACACTACAATTGAAAGTAGTTCAACTGTTAGTTCTTTAGATTTCTTGTCTAATGGATTTAAATGTCGAAACACTTCAAGCACAGCTGACATAAATTATGATAGCGACCTTATGATTTACGCTGCTTTTGCTGAAAATCCTTTTAAATTAGCAAGAGCAAGGTGATTGAGTTACAATACATTTACTAGTGTTTAAATTATGTACACCTTAAATGGTCAAGTCCTAAAGCCAGGGCAAGGTTTTGAAGATTCAAGCGGTAAATATTATCCTTCTAATTGGCTAGAAACCAGTACTGAAGCTGAAAAAGAAGCCATCGGTATCGTCTACACTCCTGATCCAGAACCTACGCCTGCTCCTAGTTACGATCGTCGGTTTTATTGGGGACCTGATAATCCCAAAGACTTAACTGAATTGAAAACAAACTGGATTAAAACTACAAAAGATAAAGCTTATAATCTGCTTGCTGAAACTGATTGGGTTGTTATCCGTTCAGTAGATCCTTCTGATCCTACTTCCAGCATTGATGCAGCTGTTCAAACTGAACGTGAAACAATTCGTACAAACTGCACCACAAAAGAAACCGGTATTCAAGGCTGTACTACAGTTCCTGAATTAGAAACTTACATTAAAAGTGATTCATATACGCAGTGGTAAAAGTAAATGCCAATAAGTCTTAAGAACGCAGCTAAATATTACAAAGAGCTGTCGCATCAAATTGCAGCCTGGAATTTTTTAGAAGGTAAAATCCCAGAGGATGTACTCGATGAATTTGCAGAAATTTATCGAGCCTCCCCTGAAAAGCTATCAACTAAAATCATTACTCCTGAGGTAATGCAACAGCTGACGGGTTATGCAGCTCATAAATTCGATGCAACTTTCTGTGCTGATTTCAATAAACTCCTGGTAGCTTCTGGTTTTGATAAACATAAAAGTGCAATGTGTATGCTCATCGCTAACCTGATGCACGAAACTGGTGACTTCCGTTGGATGTCTGAAATTGCTGATGGTTCAATCTATGAAATGAGAGCTGATATCGGCAACATTTATCCAGGTGACGGTAAAAAATTTAAAGGTGCCGGTGTATTAATGCTTACCGGTCGTTATAACTATGAGCGTGCCGCTGAAACTTTACAAGACCCAAAAATTATAGAGCGAGGTTGGGAATACGTGACAAATCATTATCCTTTTAGATCTGCATTAGGATGGATAAAAGATAATGATCTTTTAAATGTCTGCCTCACAAAAGGATTTGACGAATGTTGTTTCAGAATCAATGGAGGATGGAACGGTAAAGCAGATCGAGATAAAAAATACGCAATCTGCAAACGAACCTTCGGAATTTCTTAGTATCGTTATCGCATTCCTTGGTTTCTGGGGAGTGTGTTCAATAGTACTTCTTTTAGCAGCTATGTCATCGTGAAAAAAGAAAAGCCAATACGTGTCAACATATGCTGGGAATTAAATAAAGAGCGTAAGTGTGAAACTCTAGAAAAGAGCCACGCTTACGCTACTAGAGATTATGTAGAAGAAAATGATGGAGTAGTTTTTTGGTTTCAACCGTTAGACGACTGATCCCAATTTGTTTCTTCTTTATACTTACGAATCGCTTCGTCGATTCGATGGGATGTTAACGCCATATTTTTACGACGTTCCAACTCACGACGAATACGTTTTTTATCACTAACCAGACTCCACGTTGCTAAAAACACCGCATCATCTGGTGTAATGCCTTTTACTTTTTTACTTCAGGCTTAAGCTGAAGCAGAGCCTTTAAGACCAGTTCAATAATGCTATTTGACCGCAGAGGAGTCAAAGCAATAATTTCAGACACAGCAGCGACTACAATCCAGGTAATTGGATTAGCAAGAATATCGTGCATAGTAAATTAGATTCGACTCCTATATTCTACCGATCAAATTTTTCGTGATCAATATTAAAAACAGAAAATTTGGCTGCGTTAGGAATCTGGTTGGTGTGTTCAATAGTTAAATTTTTTTTACTTTCTTCCGTTTTAGTCTTCCAGAAATATTCTTCTGATTCGCCTAACCTTCCCCATTTAGCATTGGGATATTCAACATTAAAGTATCTTGTTGAGACAAGGAAGTCAGGGGTGACAAGGGTTTCGGGCGACAGAGAAGGGTCAATAAGACGGCATCGGTTGTTGGGATACGCTGCAATTTGACCGGTTGACAGTTGAATGATATTGAAGGACTTGTGTTCGTCCGGGGTCTCCGAGAAAGAAAGATCAGTTGTACTGCGGTCGCCGTTATAACTGTCAATAGTAAAGAGATAATCCCCACTAAGACAACCTTGGGTTTTGGTTCGGATTTGCCATTCCATTGTGTAGGTAAGATTTTTTTCAAGTGTTGTAATCTCATAACTAAAGCAATTCCAAAATTGTAATTCTTCAATAGGTAGATCAGGATCTGGCGCTACAGGAGCATCAGGATGATCTGGATCCCATGCTAAGAACGCAGAGATCGGTAACTTGTCGTATAACGCACCATAGGTCGGTAAATACGTCTCGAAATAGAAGCACCGCCCTGGTAAGGATTTAACAGAGACCCAATAGCCAAGAACATACTCACCATGCCCATCACGAAGATCACGGAGATATTCTTTTCGTACCCAGACTTTAACTGGTGGGACATTGGTAATAAGACTTGACAACTTTAGACGTCATACTTTTTGCATTCTGGCATCCAAGGCTCGTCTTGGCAGTACTTTTTAAATTGTTCAGCAGGAGATGACTTTTTTTCTTTATTGTTTTTTGCTTTGCCTGTCCAATATTCTGTAATCAAATCTTCGTTTCCTCGTACAAGGGGATCAGACATAAGAAATTAGCTAATGTTTTTATTCTAGAGCGAATGACTTCCTTGTTAAGTATTTGTTAATCAAGTAAATCATTTACGAGTGCAACAAGCAAACATAAAAAAATAAATCCAATGATAAACAAAATAAAAAAAGCCAAAGGTTAGCCCTGGTTTTCTATTTGATCAGGATATAAAGCAGGTTTTTCAATAGAAAGCGGTACAGATAATATAACAAATCCCATAATGGAGCAAAGAAAAAGTAGCCACAACGTCTTGAAAAGATAACTAGGCATAATCAAAGAGCATTTGTATAAGGTGCAAAGACACCTGAAGGGAACTTTTGATCTTGAGCATGGTCACGTTGCCAAGCAGATCTCCATTCATTTAAAGAGTGTACATGTAAAGTATATTGCCAATTTTCAGTAGCATCTAACAACATACGGTTATCTGTTTCGTTTTCTCCATAATTACCTAGGTCAGGACCAATCACCCAAGTCAGCGGATCACTTTGTAAATCTGCATAATTAACTTGGACAAATACACCAGAAGATACCGTGCAATCATTAATAGTAAAAGCACTGACACCAGATATTGTTACATCAGTAGTAATTGGACTAAAAATTTGTTCAAAGTCGCCGCCATCAGCAACTTCTAGCGTACTTTCTTGCAATAAAAATCCAAGAGAATTATCTTCTAATAAGATGAATTGATCGTCATCACTAGGGAATTCAAGAACTAAACCAGCAACATAATTAAATAATTCATTTCGATTTGCTGAAATACAAATTAAATAGTTCCCTGGTTCAAGCTCGTAAAAAGTTTCATCGCCTTTATCAATCCTGCCAGGAGAATAAGTATTATATAAATCTGATTGTGCTCCGGCTACATGGCCCCAATAAGCTTGGGGTTCCTGATGGATAAAACGACCATTAATAGGATTACGATTTTGATCATAAACTTGAAAAGAAAACCGTTGATCAGCTTCAGCAGGATTGGTATTAGCAGTTGGCTGACTTGTTGATAAACCACTCCCGCCTTTAATTAAAATAATCCAGGCAGGAAGTTCTAAAGTAACTTGAAACCAATGGTTATAAGTATAGTTACCATATCCCCCCTGGACGATTTCACTCTTAGGACCAAGCGTACCTGTTAAAAGGCGAACAGTTGTCGTGCTAAATCGACCAAGATTTAATGGATTAAATTGTGATCTCTCCCTTTGAGATAGATTCGGATTGCTCACAATATGTCCTTTCAGGGATGTCTGTTATTCCCATTTTAGGATCTCTAATTGTTGGCTTATACAACGCTTCTAAGATATCGTCAATACTTAGATTGTTTGCTTCACGCAATGCCATAACAGTAATTTTCTTGGGGTCATATGTAAGTTCTTTGTAATGAAAATCTTTAGGAGCCGGACGCAGATTAAATGATGATGCCAAGTGAAGTGGGTTAATGCAGTTGGGAGTACTGCAACCAGTGTGCTTCTTTAGCTTCGTGACATAAAGGCTTCCGACATCACCCCAGAAGGCTGTGTAGAGAATCTTTCTGATATTGATATTGTCACTGCTTTCACGCGTAAACGCAGTCCTCCAGGACGGCATACGGAATCTGATTGAGGGCTTATCGATCGGCCAGCATTCAGTTGCTGATACGTCAGGAAGCTTGTCAATGAGACGTGGCAGCTCGTTGCGGTAAGGAGCTGAGATGAAGTTGACGTCAAAGCCACAGACATTACTCATGATGCGTCTCACGCAAGTCGCACACCAATGCTCTTCTTTATCTCGAATGGTGTGACCATACATGCAGGGGAAGCCGTGGTAAAAACCTTGCTCATTTAAGTCTCGATTGAGATCAACGAGACGGTAATTGATGTCTGAAAGGGTTTTGTGGCGCTGGTTGGGAGCTGGATTTTTGCGTGGCATGAGTGATAGCAAGGGTTTTGAAGTCTCAAGGTGAGACAAGTGAGTGAGATTTTAGAGACATAGTGGCATTGTCCCCCTTAAATAACTTTTTTATTTAGTAGACGTGCAAATTTGGCGTGCAGATTTGTTCCCACTCTAATCCTGCCTTCCTGGAACGCAACCCCATCCCCCGCTTATTGCGATTACCGCAGGCTTTATTGAGAACCAAGGGTTACCTTTTCCACAGGGATACAGATTTGCATGCCAAATTTGTAGGCATACAGAGAAAAAAAGAAAAATAAGGGGGTCACTAGCTTCTTGACTCACGAATCTCACTCACCTGTCTCATTACAAGACATGAAAAAAGGGGCCGGAGCCCCTGGATCAAGCACTGACAGCTTCTTTCTTTCGCCTGCGCTTTGGTTTTTTGATCACCGTTACCTCTCGTTCTTCAGCAGGTTTCAGTACCTCTGCAAACTCATTCTCAAATTGATACGCAATCGTGTCCCACTGGTACTTCTTGTCGGTTGCTCGACCGAAGCACTTGGCACCAATCTCACGAAGCTTGTCACGATTGTCATAGAGGTCAGCCAGGATCTCCGCCAGATGCTCAGCACTTGGTACTGGCATGTCCCGGTTGTAGTTCATGTCTACATCCATGAAGCAGTTATCAATCAGGGGTGCAGCACCTTCAAAGATCTCCTTAAGAGAGGTGTGGTTAGGCACCACCTGAGCAACGCCACAAGCTGCTGACTCATGGTTGACCAGACCATGGCCTTCACCCTTACAGGTATTAACGGAGACGTCGGCACTGTTGTAGATCATGTTGAGCATTTCTACAGGTACCGATGGGGGCTGCGGAGACTGTGCAGTCATGATGATGCGGCCATTGGGATCAAGACCGTTCTTACGCATCTGTCGGCCAAACAGTTGCATGACGTCCCAACCTTGATCCTTGAGACCCATATGGAGATAAAGTTTGGCATCAGGACGTCCGACTGCAAATTGTGCGAAAGCATCAATCGTGATGTCAATACGCTTACGAGCCTGGTTACGGTTGCCGTTAAAGACAACAAAGGAATCTTCAGGGATGTGAAGCACCCGACGACATTCAGCTTTATCCATGGGATAGAACTGACCATCCGTGATGCCATGGGGAATGACAGTAACCGGTTTGGTTACACCAGAGGCATGGAATTCAGCTGCACCAAATTCGGTATAGACGATAATGCCATCCCAACTGTTGGAGTATTCAGTAAGACAACCAGTCCAGGCATAGGAATCCATTGGCATGTAGGCAATGAATTTGAAACGCCCTTCACCATGGAAGTCTTTAATTTGTGAATAGAGCTGGTTGACAATCCAGCAATCGTTATTTACGAAGACGATATCGGGCTTTTCTTTATCAACAATCTCTCGAATGCGTTGCACACCAAAGGGTTCTTGTTGAAAGCGATTGGAGCTGGGGTACATCTTGAAATGTTTTTGCAGCTCACAGGCATCTCCCCACCAGTTATTGGCAAGGATTACGATTTCATATTTATCTTTTAATCGTTCGACTAGGTTTTCAGTCACCCGTGCGAATCCTGTTTTAGCAACAGCATCCGCTGACCAAAGAATCTTTGGCTTAGACATTCACATTTAAATTATTACTGCTCCAATGTTACTCTGATTCTTCTACTTTGGATTCGTTATATCTAATGCGGACATCACCATAAAGACCACGATATTGCTCAGGGTTCTGTGCAAGCTCCACAATAGAAGGATAATCTTCCAGATTACGGGTTTGTTCTGACTCCCTTAATAAGATGTTCTGGAGAAACACCATACGGATATTGGGGAGTTTATAAACATTGATATTGAGCTGGTGATTAAGAATATCAAGGAGCATGTTCTCAAAACGAGAACGTGACATTGCATTACCGCCATTACAGCGACAGAACTCGCAGTAATTTGCATAGAGTTTTTTATCTGTATTGGCGTAGTAGTAACGGCTTTCCCGAGGAGCAGGGCGACAATCACCAACAAAGGTACCTTTCATCGGGAAGAAGATACAGTTTTGATTCAGCCAATCGATTAGTGGATTAGCTCTGACTTGTTGACGGGTGTTGTACTTCTGGAAATACGGGACCTTTTTGGAAGTCTCCATCAGGTATTCCCGCATTTCATCTTCTGACATTTTCAGAAGCCAGTTGACAAGACCTGGTAAGTGTTCAGTAAATATTCCAGTAGTTCCGTGGGGTCCACAATTGATGAGTGTGGTTTGCTCTTTAGAGCTACCTGTGAAAGGTCGATCGAAGGGAACGGTGAGACGGCGACGATGTAGACCGGAGCTTGGGTCAGTGGATTGAACTTGTTCATTAGCAGTGATGACGATAAGGCCATCAAATTTAAAGTCAGTTTTGGTTTGACGGTACTTGTGTTCAGATGAGATTAGATCGGTACCAGTCAATGCTTTGAGCATGGTTACGTTACCGCCATACCGTTCAACATCATTAAAAAGGATAAGTTTCTTATCTACCATCTCAGCAGTTTCAAACCTATTTTTTTCAATACGCTCCAGTGTGGACACTGTCGCATTTTCAAAACCAACTAAGGCATGGCAAAGGTTGGCAAAAGATGACTTACCTGATTTACCAGGACCAACAACTTCAAGGAACTTTTGGATGTCATCAGCAGAAGTAAGGACTGCTCTTAGCCATGCACGAAGAAGTTGCACACGTTCTTTATCGCCATGCTGTGTGAAATACAACCAGTTGATGATTGGTTCACAGGTGGCATATGGATCGTAGTCATAAGGCAATGAACGATTGATGTAATATTCTTTCTTAAATCCACCTAACTCACCAGTACTGATATCAAAAACACCATTACGGAAAAGGATTAGAGACTTATCTTGATTCCAATAATCATGTTGAAGAACTTGAGAAAGTCCATCGTACATATCGTTAACAAGCTTAAGGCCAAAACCCCTTGGCAGCACTGTATTTTTAAGCAGTTTAAGTTTAGCCCAGAGGTCTCTTTTCATCTGTGGCTGAGTCAATGTAGACCACAGTCCACTGACTTCATATTCATACAAACAAAACTTATTTGATGCAGAAGAAAATAGTAAATTACCCTGATACATCTGGGTAAGAATATCTAAGATTTCATCAGCGGGAGCATTACGCTTACTTTTATCTTCCAGGGTTTCACCACTAGGAATAAAAGATTTTTTGTTAGCAAAAGTTTCTACTAAACTATCTGGCATAATCGGCTCATTGTTTAACATACTTGTCAGTAAATCACTGAGTGCATCAATAGAATCGTCTGAAACTGGCATTACTTTATGGTCTTGTGAGAATTGGAATCCATGCTTTTGAGCTTCTTTATATAGGCTACCAACGGTAAGGCCACCACCTTTGTCAAAGCTGCGCCATTTTTCATGGCATGCACCCTCTTTATATTTCTCTGATTGCTTGGACCATTCATCCCATTCATCAACTAAGGTTTCATCAACAAAATGCAGTGCTTGTCCAGCTGTTAACCAGGTGTCATAATCATCAGCATACTCAGAAGGCAAGGACCAAAGGGCACGGATAGCCTCTTTGATCTCATGTTCATGACCAATTTTGGTATTGATGGCGAAGTTTTCGCCAAACATTCTTGATTGTGTTTCTTCAGGGATACCTTGCTTGGCATTCTTTGCACCAATACCAGCTAAGACCCAGACAGGAATTTCTGGCAGATCATTTACGAAAGTAAAATCTTCATCTGGTTTTGTGTAGTAGCCATCTGTATCTGGGTGGCTACCCATCAGGACGCCTTGGTGACGCTTCCAAAGAATTTCAAGCTTTTCACCTGTACCTTCTGCATGCCATGCGTATTTATTCCTAATAAATTTGTCCCAATCTTTCTTAAAAACTTTGTAAAGTTTCCGCTCTCGGCCTTCTTTACCGCTAAGGATTGTGAGTGTTTTAGGTAAAGCCTGTTCTACAGAGGTGCCTGATATTTCTTGAATTGTTTTATAGACAGTAGGTCCATCAATATCAACCCAGACCAAGCCATAAGGTTCGTTGTATACAGGGCCTGAGAGCAGGCCAACTGCTTTACAAGTATCAGCTTCAATCTCTTTTGAGATTTCTGAAACAGTTTGAGGTTTATTTTGCCAGCCAGCAAGATATGGATTTTTTTTATCGCCAAGGGGAGTTAAAGGCCAATCAACCGGAATCAGTCCAAGATTAATTTCCCCTGGTTGAAGAGCGTTGGACATTCGCTTCACTTGTGAATCCTCACTTTAAATTGTTTTGTAGATTTTGTAATTTTTTTAGCTATTTCAAAAGCATGTTTATGAGCATTTGAAGGCAGCAGAAAGGTATCACCATCGGCAGCGCCAACCATAGCCGATGCGATAGCAGGAATCCACTGCCCCGTGGCAATTGTAATCTCCATGGGGCGTCTTCTGTTTCCAGTTTTAATATCCTATAGCTTGCTAATCCGGAAGCTTATATCAAGTGCAATAGAATATATAAATAGATTAAATAAGTCCTTGACATGGCAGCCAATACTCAGTCAGAAGCTATTTTAGATAGTATTAGAAATTATTTAAAAGATAGAGATGATCAGAATGTTAGCTATGTAAGAGAAAGGCGTGCTGAGCAAGATGCTAATAGAGCCGCAAACTTTGAAGCTGCTGGGATTGGTAATTATGCAGAGTTTATGGGTAGCACTGGCAGGTTTCAACCGGGCCAAACTTCTTCTCAAAAAGCAACAGAAGGTAGTCCTGAACGAGCAGCTTCTGCAATTGAAGCTACTTACGAAGCTATGCGAAAAGGACAACAAGGAGGTGCTGATGGCGGCACGACTCCTGTTTTGAGTGATGGTGGTTATTTCCCTGGTTATTCTAAAACTCCTGCTGCTGCAGAAATTGAAGGCATTAAGTTGTTTCAATCACAATTTAAAAATTTAGCAGAACCAAAAAAAGAATATTTTAAGGTTGCATCAAAAGGAGGCACGTTTGATAAGCTCCTTGGCTATTCAGGAGTAGATCCTAATGTCCAAGCCATTGGCACACCTGAATACAACAAGTTTATTAGTGCAGCTAGGAGTTTAGGAGCTAGAGATATCCCTGGCTCAAAGGCAGTGCAACAACAACTAGGAATAAAAAATATTGATAGTTTAAATGATTTACGAAAAATCTACGATGAGATGATTACCAATAAATTAAAGATGGGTCAGCGGTTTGAAACCGAAGAATCAAAGGCCCTGTCTGGTGCATACGAAGAAGATCAAGCTGTTAAAGCAGCTGATGTACGACGCTATCAAGACATGTTTGGCAATCAGATTACCAAGGGTGAAGTAGAAAAACTATTGAATGTTGAAGGACAGAATCAAGAAGCAGTAAAACAATTTCTTGATGATTACATGAATACTTATGGTGGAGCTGTTACGACTGAAGCTTATGATTTAATTCGGCAATAATATTTTTTAAATATTGTCCGGATCATACATAATGCAACGATCAAGTTGAGAGTAGTATTCGTTTACTACTTTCAACCATTTATCTTGGCAAGAGTCCAAGTGACGCCTGGAGATCTTAAAGAGCTGAGTGCCTTCAGGAGTAGAGACAATAATTGCAGCCTGCTGCACTTTCATATTCAAAGTTTGTTCAATCCCTAACGCATAAGCACCTAGTTGCAGACAGCATTTATTGAATTTCATGTATCCACCGAGACGGTTTCGCCATTCAATAGAACCCTTCTCTAAATCTTTAGGCCACCAACGACAATATGGTTTTACACTCGTCTTGAGGTCAGCAAGTGTGAGCTTGTTGCCTGCAACACCAATGATGTCAGGACTACCGACCCATGGTCTCTCTTCCTCGTCCCTACCCCACACGCGTCCAATACCGTCTGAAGATAAAGCGAACTGGTGGTCATCACGCAAGGGTGTTTCTGCCCAAAGAACTTCTTGAAATTGCGAAAGAATGTCAGGCATACCAGTCCAAAAATCCTGATATTCAACTGGAACGTCAAACTCTTCTTTTTTCAGGAACATCTCCATACAGCTATGTATCGCAGTACCACGTTCTGCTGCAGCTTCTTTGACACCAGGATTATTTTTAGACCACATCTCAAGCTTCTTTTTATTAGCTTCTGATGCAGTTTCAGAAATGATTGTAGTTACAGATGCAGCTGGCCCTGTATGGAAAGGGGTTTCATAATGGCGCTTGCCATTAATAGTAATTCGTGCAGGCTTGGAATTTAATTCTAAAAATCCTTTGGGATCTCGATTGTAAATATCGAAGACAGTTTCAGACTGGTCGTTAACAGGCACGCAGCTTCCTGTATATTAATTTTTATTGTACACCTAAATTAATGGAACGTCTGGATATAATCGGAGTACCGATCCTTACTCAAGGAAATAAATTAGTCAAGCATTTTCAAACAATTGACGTACCTTTAAAGCGGTATTACATCTTAGACAATTCAATGGGGTTAGATTCTAGTGTGGAAGAAGCCATTGATTGGATTTGTGATAACAAGCCGAAGCATATAGAAGAAGTTGTTGTAGTACAAAACAACCAAAATGCAGGCTACCCTGGCAGCGTAAATCAAATTATCAGAGATAATACGGACTGCAGACACTGGATTGTTACTGGTTTTGATTGGTGGGTTAAACCAGGGCAGCTGTCAGAACTGCTTTATAAAACTGGATCATTACCAAACGGTGCGTTCTTAGGAGAGAACGAGACGGATTGCATGTGTGGATTCATGTGGACACCACGCCTTTTAGAGAATGTCGGCTTCTTAGACGAGAATTTTTTCCCTGGTTATTTTGAGGACAATGACTATCGGTACCGAATTAAACAATCTGGTCTGCATGTAATGAAAATTCCTATGTCAGCAGAGCATGATCGTTCTTCTACGTTGAGAAGTAAACCTGAATTTCAACGCAAAAATCAGTTTACATTTCAAAAGAATTATCAGTATTATATAGAGAAATGGGGCGGACCTCCAGGTTCAGAAACCTACGACAAACCTTGGGACAAATATGGCATCGAGCATTGGCATTTCGATCCAACAAGAAGACAAAAGCTACGTTGGAACTAAGATTTTACTTAACCTAGGAACTCAACCCCTGGTCAATAATCTTTGTCGAAGCAAAGAGGCTTCATTGGCAGCACGCCAATATCCCCTTTGTGCACTAATTGACAATGACTTATGTATTGAGCTGGATACTGTAGTTCCTTCTGACGAATTGTATAAGGATTATTTATATTATTCGGGCATTAGCATGCCCTATGTACAACATTGCAGACAACTTTGGCATTCAATTAAACATCTACGCCATGACACCATTCTTGATATTGGCGGAAATGATGGCACGTTACTTAAAGCTTTTCAAAGTCAAACAGACGAGAAGTTAAATCTTTATAACTGCGATGCAAGTCAAACATTTCGCACGTTAAACGAAGAGGCTGGCATTACATATATCAACGATTACTTTAATAAAGATAGCGATGTGCCGAAAGCCGACCTCATCACTACAACAAACGCATTTCAGCATACACCAAACGCAGCCAAGTTTGTTGAAGGTATTGCTGAAAAGCTTGACGGTACCTGGATTCTGGAGTTTCCTTATACGTTACGTACTTTACAAACTATCCAGTTCGATCAGTTTTATCACGAACATTATTACTACTGGCTTGTAAAGCCCCTGAAAAAATTATTATCCCAATTTGGGTTAAAAATCTACCATGCAGAAGAGGTAGATATTCATGGCGGATCTATGCGTCTATGGATTACAAATAAGAAAGAATATGCAGATACAGAAGCTGCAGAAAAGTTTATTAAAGAAGAAGAATCGTATGACTACAATGCGTTTTATTCACGCACATTTCATAAGATCGCCCGTGATTCTATTTTCTTAAATAAGTTAAAAGGTAAGACTGTTTTCTTTGGTGCTGCAGCAAAAGGTTGTGTTTATCTCAATGCTCTTAACTCATTTTCAATATATAAAGATAGTTATGTTGTTGATGACACTCCCCATAAGCAAGGGAAGTATGTGCCAGGCGTTGGCTTAGAGGTTGTTGATCGGGAGTTTTTCTTGAAAGATAAGCCGGATAACGTTGTTATCTTGGCGCACAACTTCGCAGGTTACATCCGTACCAAGCTTAGACAGGATGGCTATCAAGGACGGATCATTACAATGCTCCCTGATATCTATATCGATGAAATCCAGGATCATGTTTACGGAGTTGGTAAATGAATTTAGCACTTTTTTATCACGTTTATCCTGGTAACGGTTGGGAGGAAATGTACCAAGAACAACTTGGTGCGTTATTAACAAGCAACTTATATGAGCAACTTAGTTATTTTCATATTGGCTTTAACGGGAGCCTTGATCTTCTCGCTGTTCCAGAGCGTGCTGTTGCTGTCGAGAATCAGAACAAACAGGAAGAAACAAATACTTTGGAAGCACTACGAGATTGGTGCAAAGAAAATCCCAGTGGTTATGCCTTGTATATCCACACCAAAGGTTCCTCGCGCAAAACGAAGTATACAGAAGATTGGCGGCGCGTTATGCAATTCTTCTGTGTACATAACTGGAAGCAGTGTGTGGAAGATTTGGAATCTGGTTATGAGACTACTGGGATCAATTGGCAGGAAGATACATCCATGGGATATTGGCCGCACTATTCAGGAGGTTTCTGGTGGGCGAAAGCGTCGTATGTAGCAGTTAATTGTGAAGACAGCTATTTATCAGATCCTTTACGTTTTATGCGTGAGTTTTGGATTGGAAGCGGCAAACCAAAAGCCAAGAATTATTGGGAAACTAACATGAATTTAAAGGATAAAGCATACCACTATACCCAACCTTATGGTAGAAATATATATAGTAAGGATTACTTAAACGGCGTGGCAATGGATCAACCTCATTGGAAAGAGCCTAATGAAAAGATGGCACGTATGTTGGTAGATCTTAATATCAACGGTTTTGAATATTCAGGTGGCACTGATAAAAATACAATTCATAATTTCACAGGTATCTATGCGTATTTGTTAGATCAGTACCGCGACATGAGTACTTGTAAGTTGTTGGAGATTGGTATCCAGCACGGTGGTTCTGCTTTGCTATGGCATGAGTGGCTGCCTAATGCGCAGATGACTTTAGTTGATATTCAGGATATTGTTCCTGATGTGATCTGGGATCAATTAGATCCTGATCGTTATGACTTTTATCAAATGGATGCATATACCAAAACCGGTATTGAAACTTTGGGTGTAGAGACCTATGACATCATTATTGATGATGGTCCCCATACATTAGACAGTCAGAAGTTTTCACTGATGCATTACTCCAAGTTCTTGAATCCTGGAGGCGTACTTATTATTGAAGACATCCAGTCTCCCTCTCACCTGGATCAGTTGTCAGATTGTGTGCCTGAAATGTTTAAAGACGGTATTCGCGTATTTGATGTTCGTGAGACCCGTAATAGATACGATGATTTAATTTTTGCTATCGTTAGGGAGGAGTAAGTCGAACTCCATAAATCTAGTAAACAATAGTTCCCAAGGTTCAACGGTTTAAGGAAGAAAGAGAGGGCTTAATCGCCCTCTTTTTTTGTTATTATTTAGAAAGATTAAATGTGTGCGTGGCACGACGAAAGGATAACTTGAAATACAGATATGGCATCACAGAAGAAACATATGAGCAGATGTTAAAAGATCAAGATCATTGTTGTGCTATCTGCAAAGAAAAGCCTAAAAAAAATTTAGCAGTAGACCATTGCCACAAGACAGGAAAAGTACGTGGTCTTTTATGCATGAACTGTAATAAAGGACTAGGTATGTTTAAAGATGATGAGAATAGAATGAATACAGCGATACAGTATTTAGCATTTAATACGACCGTAGAAGATTTTATCCTCCACGGTCGTAGCTATATCCCAAAGGATATGGATTCAACTATTACGCAGAGTGGCCTTAACCATCCATGAAGCACTAAAGCAATCTTCAATTAGTTCACCACAGTAATTTTCGATATCATAAGCTTCCATTTTGCCAGCAAGTTTAGCGACTTTTTTACATGCCATACCAAAGGCTTCTAAGTTTTCGTAGTAAGTAATCAGCATTGATGCTCCTGCATAGGCAGTGATATGACTAAACCCTTTACAAGCACCAAGCAATCCTTTGGAACACATGGGCATCAAGAAGTCCAAGGACCTAACAAGTTCGCCTATGCGGTCCAATTGCGCCTGGTGTTTTTCGTATTGTTCCTTGGAAAACTTGTGTACGCCAAAGAAATTCCCGGACTCATAATTCAAATGCAACAGGTGCGACTGGAGCATCAGATTTGCAGCATGGCCGGAAAGCTTGATCAATTCATTAGCCAATCGAGCTACGGGTTCACTCTTTGGCTTGCCCTGTGGATCATTGCTTACTGGTTCTTCTTTCCCTTGAGGTCTGGGTTCAGGTGGTTGTTCAGGAGTCCCGCTAAACATGATCTAATTACTTACACAATATTCTACATTTTAAGATAGATACAGGAATTAACAGCAATTAATTATGCCTAGGATTTGGTATTCAGGAGAGCTGGTCGATGCAGTAGTAGTGGTAAACGAAACGACTTTTACTTCAGGTGAAACTGGAGCATGGCAAGACGGGACGTTGTTTAGGAAAGTTTATGTTGTAAATGCTTCAGGCTAAAATATATAGATAAGTATTTGATAGTCAGATGTCACAAGGACGTTATGTTTCCGGTGAACTAGTAAGCACTGTTTACGTTGTAAACATGACTTCAGGAGGAGGCAGTGCGGTTGATTCCGTCTTTGGCCGTACCGGAGCAGTTACTGCAGCCTCTGGTGACTATGAAGTTTTTTATTTAAAAAAAGATACTGACGGACAAACACAAACCATTTCAGGGAATGGTTTGATTGTAACTGATGGCCCTTTAACTGTAACGGGTGACTTAACTGTTGGTTCTGATATTCTTCCTGTTGTTAGTGGCGGCAGTAATTTAGGTAGTGCAGCACTGCCTTTTAGCAGTGGATATTTTAGTAGCGGTAGTGTATTTATTGGTGACTCACATCTTACTTCAACAGGAAATGATTTATATGTAAATGGTCAAGTAATTTACCAGAGCTTTGAAACTCTAAGTGATTTTGCATTGCAACCTGCAAGCGGAACAGCTCCAATCAGCCGCAACACCGCCCATGTACAAACCAATAACGTCTCTTCAGGTAATGTTGGACTTGGCATCATTGGCTCTGCGTACACTTACTGGTCGTTTGCTCCAGAAGGAGAAGGGGCAGGGACAATTCTTGATTACTTAAGAAATGTCGCTTCATTCCCTATCAACGTTGACATTCAAAGCACTACTATTGAAGTAACTGAAGCTGTTTATCAAACAGGAACAGGCAATGGATCAAGTTTAAGGCTTAGGCACCCTAGTTTCAACAATTCCAGTCAGGTAGGTGGACCGGGCACATGGTCGCTGGCTTTAACAGCTTCTCCGACAACGCCTTTAGCTGATGGAGATATTCTGCAGTACGTCAGCGCAGACTCAAAATTTAAGCCAGTTCAAGGAACAGGTCTTCGTTCTGCATTAGGTATTGGTGAATATGTTGATGATGCAGCTGCTGGTACAGGTGGCCTTACAACAGGAGAACTTTATTACAACACCACTAGTTCAAGTTATGTCTTAAAAGCCTAATAGGTAGGCGATTGTAAAATAAACAAAAGGATTAAATACAAATGAGCCAAGGACGTTACTATAATTCTGAATTAGTCAGTACTGTTTATGTTGTTAATCCGCAAACAATACAAACTTCTGGCACAACAAGTACCGATGCCTTTGGCCGATTAAGAGTATCAAATCCTTATACTTTATTTGACTCTGCCCATCGTTATGTAGACAATGGTAAATGGGCAGAGTCAACAACAGCTGGAGGCAGCTCTAGTTTTAATAGTGATCAAGGTTTGATTGATATGAATGTAACCACCGCTTCAGGAGCGGAGGTATTAAGAGAAACAACACGAGTTTTTAATTATCAACCTGGCAAATCACTGCTATCAATTTTATCTTTTAATTTTAATGAAGCCAAAGCAAATTTAAGGCAACGTATTGGTTACTTTGGAACAGAGAATGGTTTTTATTTAGAACAAGAGGGAACGGAAGAACCTGCTTTTGTAAAACGTAGTTCAGTTACTGGCTCTCTTGTTGATACAGCAGTTAAACAAACAGATTGGAATGTAGATCAATTAAATGGTACAGGTCCTTCTGGAATTAATTTAGATCTTTCAAAAGTACAAATTGTATGGTTTGATTTTGAATGGCTTGGTTCCGGCACTGTACGTTGTGGCTTTATTATTAATGGCGCCTATATTCATTGCCATTCTTTCCAGCATGCAAATGAAATACAAAGCACATATGTTACGACTGCAACGTTACCAGTAAGAGTAGAAATTACTAATACAGATGTAACAGCTAGTAGCAGCACATTAAAACAAATTTGTGCAACAATTTTATCAGAAGGTGGTTATGAACTTAGAGGTGACGGAGCTGAAGCAAAGTTACCAATTGCAAGTCCACGTGACTTGACTTTAGTTTCTACTAAATACCCTGTAATTTCTTTACGTCTTAAAGCAGATAAATTAGATGGGGTAGCAATTCTTGACTCATTAAATGTTTTAGGCATTACTAACAATGCAAACTATTGCTGGGAAATTGTACAAAACGGAACTACAACCGGCGGCACTTGGACAACTACAAGTACTGATTCATTAGTTGAGTACAACATTACTGCTACCGGATATAGCCAAGGAGATGGCGAAGTGTTAACTGCAGGTTTTTCTGTTGGCTCAAATCAAGGGTCTACAACATCTGAACTACATCGTTCAGACCTGCTTCAGTACCAGCTGGAACGTAATAGCTTTACATCAACACCTTTTGAAATGATTTTAATTGCATCCACTGATGTAGCTGGATCAGATATTTTAGCTTCAGTTGGCTGGCAAGAAACCACTAGGTAGTTTTTATGGCAAAAGGAGATCTATTAAGGGGAGCAGCATTAGGTAACTTAGGTTTTTTTGCTGTTACTACCAAGCTGGATGTTATTGAGCCGACACTTGAGACCTTATCAGGTCTTACGTTGAACTCTGAAAATAACTCTACTTTTTTTACTTATGATTCTTCTGGAAATGTAACTGAAATTTCAGGTGGGGTAAAACAAATATCATTTACATATGATGTCGATGGAAACATTAGCACCATTGAAAAAACAGTAGGAAACTTTAGTACAACTAAAACAATCAGCTATAATAGTTCAGGAGAGGTAACCTCAATTTTAGTTAACTAAAAATAAATCATGCCCTTAATCGTTGATCCCGATAACCTAAACCAAGGAACAGAAGTTGCTTTTAACACTACAGCAAAGACAATTACTTTGTCTGAGGCGGGCAACCTTTCAACCGATGGTGTGACGCTTAAAGCATTGTATTCTTTCTGTAAGGAAGAATGGAAAGACGATGCAACTTTAATTCCCTTTGAGTTTCCGTTTATTCCAATTACCGACGAATCTTTTGAATTAGTCGAAGGCTGGGATTTTGCTAACGATGCGTCTCGTTATTTGATTCGTACTGCCGGTTGGGCAGTTAAAAATACCAGCGGCAATACGACACAAGAATGGGCAGGTATTGTTGGCCTGGGTTCAATTGAAGCTGATGACCAGCTTTATTTTGATCAGGGAGCTGGCGCTACCAATGTCCAATTAAGTGGTCAGGTCAATCAAGCGGTTCAAACTTTAAGTGACCCAAATGGTGATGGAGCCTATGGAGATGGCTTTGACCGTAGGGCTTCTTTTGATTTGTATGTAAGGGAACAAGCTCAGATTTACGGCAAGTCTGACCTGACAGCAATTGGTGTGACGGGCAATATGCAGCCCATTGCTTATCGTTTCCCGCTGCAGACAAGTTCAGATTCTAAGGTTACTGTTTCTGATAACGATATTGATACTCTTTCCCCTTATACGGGTATGAGTGTTACGTTCTACGCAACACCTCAATCAAGAGATATTGCCGGAACTACTTATCAATTTGGCATTATTGTTGATGCTAATAACGGTACTGCAGAACAAGTTTATCAATGGCTTCAACGTCAATTGCGGAAAGCAACTGATATTGATGCAGGAACTAGTGGTCAAATTGGTAAACTTACTGATCAGTTTTCAGAATTTATTGGAGACAATCTTTACACCCTTGCAGTTACCAATGACCAAGGTGGTGGCGTTGGTGTTTACATTGATAATACTCAGCTTGTTGACATCAACCGTTATTTCTTCTGTGATAACAATGGCGCTGTACATACTGCTGCATTTGTGGCAGTAACAACAATTGACTTTAACGGCAACTTAGAGAACGATGCATCTGCAATTTGGCGGATGTTCTACACTACTAACCCTGCTGGTAACTATGGAACTGCTAATGCAGTTATTGTTCATGCTGCAGATGAAGTAGAAGGTACTGACATTAGTTTTACAGCACCTGATTTAATTAATAGCAGCAGTACTGACTTTACAACTGCTTTCGCAGTTGATGAATACATTCATGTACAAGGTACTAGTTCTAACGACGGCTATTACAAGATTGCATCTGTAACCACCAATCAAATTGAATTAGTACAACAAACAATTTCTACTGAATCAGCGGGTAGTACATTTACTATTACTCAAGCTGCAATGGGTGATGTAGGCGCTCAAGATTTTGTTGAAGTTTCTTTTGACTATGACAACAATGTTCAAGGTGGACGAACTGCAAACACAGATGCAGATGTAACTGTAGTTGCAATTGGCTTATCAACAGGTCAGTATGTTTCTGTTGAAAGTACAATTGCAAGATCAAAAGAAAATAGTATCTCCCTGGTTGCTCCGCTTGAGCGTAACTACAGCAACCCTTGATAGACTACTAAGAGATAAGCGGAATAAAATATGGCAGCTCAGTCAATCACAACTGATTTGACTCTGGTTAATAACGCAGAGCCAGGTACGTTGGGAGACTGGTCTGCCTTGGGTGGTGGACAGGCAGGTACTTCAGAAGAAACTGATTATTTTATTCAAGGTAGTACATCAATTTCCAAACAGGTTAAGCAAGAAACCAAAGGGATGCATGCTGATGCAGGCTCATCTCAAACGTTTGGAACAGGCGATCATGTTTATGTATGGATGTATTCCACTACACCTGGTGCAGGTGATACTAGAGCTAATGGTGGATTACGAATTACTTTAGGAGCCAGTGCTAGCGCACGCGATGAATTTTATGTAAACGGTTCAGATACATATAAATATGGTGGCTGGATTTGTTATCCAGTAGATCCTACTGCAACGCCAGATAATGTGATTGGTGCTGGAGCAGGTACAACACCACGTTATTTTGGCGGGATTATGAGTAATTCCGTTTCAGTTAAAGGCGTTAATTTCGGTGTTGATGTTATTCGTTATGGTACAGGTATTGATGCAACAGGCGGTGGTAGTCCTGATCCGGATTTAACATTTAATGATATTGCAACAGAAGATGCTTTAAATGCAAATGCCTATGGCATTTTGCAACCAACAGCAGCAGGTACATCCTTACAAGGTCGTGTTCGTATTGGTGCAGATGATACGACAACGACTACTGTATTTAATGATGTTGATGCTGTGCTTACAAAAACAAACAATAACCCTACCGGCGTTAATCAAAAGACAGCTTCTAATTTTTCAGGAATTATTCTTGCAGGCAGCCAAACTACTGCAACATTTAATGGTTGTTTGTTTATTGGTTTAGATACAACTGATCTTGGATTTTTTGATTCTGGATCAGCAACCAATTTAGCTACTGTAACTTTAACCAACACAACGTTTTTGGATTGGGGCACAACAACATTATCAAGTAGTACAACAACTACAAACTCAACATGGAAAAACTGTGGTGCAGTTACATTAAACAGTGGTTCAATTTCTAATTGTACGTTTCAAAACAGTGATCCAGTTGTTGCAGGAAATGATTTAGCAAATATTTCTAATTGTTCATTTACTCGTGGTTCAAATACACATGCTATTACTACAAGCATTAGTACAGGAACAATTAGTTTTGTTGGCAATAGTTTTAGTGGTTATAACGCAGCTGATGGTCAAGCTGACTCTGCAATTGAATTTACTGCTTCTACAGGAAGTGTGACCATTAATGTATCAGGCGGTGCTACACCATCAATTCTTAAGCAAGCAGGTCTTACGGTTACTTTCCAAACTAGTTCTACTTTGACCTTGACAGATTTGCAGTTAAATACAGAAATACGTATTTATAATGCAGGAACAACTACAGAAGTAGCAGGTGTAGAAAACTCTGGTACATCAGAATCATTCTCGATTAGTGTATCTTCTGTTGATATTGTGATTCATGCTTTAGGCTATATTTATCAAAAGCTTTCCAACGTTGATACGTCAACTAGTAGAAGCTTACCTATCCAACAACAAGAAGATAGGCAATATGAAAACCCATAAGTTGAATAAGTAACATGTCTTTTAGTTTTGACGGTTCAAATAAATTAATTGTCTGTGCTTCTGGTTTAACACAGTTTTCAGCCAGTGAAGTATATAGTCGCTGGAAAGAATGGACAACTTCAGGAGACAATTTAAAATTTCAACCAGCTTTTCAGAATAGCGTTGGTGGCAACGCTTTAGGCGGTGGCGTATTACTTGGAGCCTATTACTTTTTAACTAACGGTTGGAAGATACGACCACAAGAGTCAGATCATACTTTAATTGTGGAGGGTAATTTATTCCCTGTGCCGGATACAGCAGGATTGTTTGTTAATACTTTGGGATCATTTAATGTGATTATTGCAATGAGAACAAGTTCATTGACACAGCAAGTTATTGTTTCAGAAGAAGGAAGCTTAACTGCTTCTGGCATTGCAGATGCGGTGTGGTCAGAAGACTTGAGTTCTCAGCAGCAACTAAATACTGCAGGCGATATTATTAAAAAAACAAAAACTATATCTACATTAAATCTTGGAGCATAATGCATAATACTATTTACTGGAAAGGAAAAGAAATAAATCCAGATGATATTGATCCGGATATTTTGTATTTGATTGAATCATTTTTATTTAATAAAATTGCTCCTGTAGGAAACCATGCGTCATATTCAAAAGAGAGAGCAAGACTAAGGATTACTTTATTCGGAGAAGAAAACGGAGAAGAATATGTTGATCATTATTTAAAAGAAAACTAATGTATTTATCTCAAAAAGAAAAAGTATTATTAAGTTTTTTAGGTATAATTTTTATTTCTCAAATTTATTTTTTAGGCATGGCAGTACAGTACTGCAAGAACAACGGTGGTTTAAATGACTGCCCTGAGATAGGAAAACGTGTAGAAGTTACATTTGCTGGTATGACTGCAACTGTCTTAGCATTAATAACGAATATAGGAACCGGGAGGTCTGCAAAATGAATCCAAAGAAACAACACCAAAAATTACATAATCTTAGTGTTGAAGCAGATCAATGCACAACACGAGAGGAGGCACAACGAATTATTCGTAAAGCAGACAAAGTACACAGCAAGTTAGCATTCCATCAGTATTACTATGGACAAACACCAAAAGGAAAACTGGTCTAAAATTAAAACCCACCTTGAGCAGGTGGGTCAAACAGATAATATGTTTTATAAAAGAGCTTGTGCAATCTGTAAAGATTTACAAGATCCAATGGAACATCCTGAAATCAATCAAAAGTAAAGCTAGGAGAAGACTCAAACTTACTAAGAGCAAGTAAATCATCTAAGATGGTTACTTCTTGATTGTGCCATTCCTTTTGCATATGAATAGCTTCTTGCAATGCATTATGAATGTCTTCACCGGTAAGACGGTGTTGTTCTAAGACATCGTAAGGTTCACAAGAACTAGAGAGGATGTCTTCAAAGGCAAGTACCAGCTTTTTATAGGCTTGGTACTTGCTTTCTGCATCCATAGAGGTCATAGCATGACTAGTGTCATGCATATTTTCTCTTGATGTTTTTGCGTCAGTCATGGAGTGTGGTCACAAATTCTTCTGTTTGATTAACAGAAGTTTTTTCTGCTTCTAATTTAACGTATTCTTCAATAGCTTTTTTGCGATCGAAATACATTTGTCTGCAATAGGGACCAGCTTCAGTTAAGCAAAAATTTTCCCATAGCCCAGTAAATAACCCATTGGTGCGACCGGAGCATTTGTACATGTGCTCCATGAAATCAGCCTTTTGTTGTTCGGATTGGACGTTCCAGCCTGCGAGGTAATCTGTGTTCATTGGGCGAGGAGTTCAACGGAGACTACATCACTAAAGATAGCTTCAACATCGTCTTCGCGGAAGTCATTAAGGACACGATGCAAATCATCATGGACTACTTCTGCGAACTCTTCTGGAGTACGACCTTGGAACGGATCGTAAGCTACTTCAAGTTCCAAATGAAACTTCATTTGGGCAACAGGCTTGGACACTTTGCGTATGTAAAGGTAATTAATTCTATTATTTATCCATTAATCTTTCAAGATTATCAACAGTAGAACCTTCATATTGAGATAATTTATTTTGAATAATATTGGCATACGTAATAGCAGCTTCTACAATTTCTTCTGAATCAAGAGCTTGAGAGATATTTTGATTAGCAAGCAGGCCAGCAACTAGTGTTGTGACCTGCCATTCCATGCGACCACCAAGAAATGCAGTGAGAGGTGTACCCCCTTTTGTAAAGTTATCAAGGATGTAATAGATGTGCTCTTCGTAATTTTTGGAGTTCATCTTTTAGTAATACTTTATTTTATTTTACTGTGCGTCAGTCATTGTTGTCTTCCTGCTGCCAGTCGCGACCGCCAATTGTGCCGTGGACTGTGCCTATGACATCGCCTTTGACATCGTCATGGACACGAGTGACATACCAAGTGCCGTCAACATCCTGCTCAAATGTAACAAGCTCCAGGGCTTCGCCGAGTGTGATTTGGTTAGTCATCAGTTGTCCTCCTGTGTGGTGTCTGCCAGTTTACGCATCAATTCATCATTCTCTTCAAACGTTCGTTGTAGAGCACGTTCAATACCTTCTTCACCACAAACATCAGAATTTGCTTGTGGAAGATCTACGACTTCTGTTCGCACTAAATAAGGGCAAACAGATGAATTAACGCAAGCACTCTGGGAGTCAGCATTTGTCTCTACATTGTCAAGGGCGTAACACCAACCACAATCCCAGTACTTGCATGTATTGCTCATTGGTCGTCCTCCTGTGTGGTGGTGGTGGGGCGCATTGCTTTCTTGAAGTCATCAAGAAAAGATTCCGTGAGGAAATAACAGCCTGCACCCACGTAATCTTCAGTATTACTTTTTAACCATTTGGTTACTTGTTTCAACTGCCAATCGGTAGCGGTACGCATGACTCGTCGAGTAGATGGACAGGGGTCTTGCCACTTGAGCCAGTCGTCTTTGTTGTCGTGCCAGATTTGGCAGCAAAGCTCGTCAGTTAGTGGGTGGTTGGTCATTAGTATCGATTGTTTTTAAAGTTTGCCACCTACAACACTCGCTTTAGGAGCACTGGTCCAACCATCAAAAGTTCCTTGCATAACAGGGATGTGAATATTATCAGTGCAATACCGCACTGCTTCTTCAGTCATCCCTGTCACCATACGAGTACCGTCAGTAAGAACACTGGTAAATAAACCAAAGCGTGATTCTTCAATCGTATACTCGTACATAGTGTATTAATAACTACTGCATATAATACCAGTAAGCATGAGCAGCGTTCGTGTGATAACGTTTTGCATTGATTAATTTAATGCGACGTTCATGAAGTTGATCAATTTTACCTGCGTTGTAAGGGACATCCTGACGATTCTCTAATTCCATTTCAGAATCTAAAGCTTGCATTTGCATTTCAATATCAGAGACAGCGTGCTTGTGGCACTGCTCTTTAACAATTGCATCAGCTTCAGAAGTAGGAACTTCTAAAGAGTTATAGAAACTTTTTTGTAATGAAGGATGAAATTTGGTCCAAGTTGTAGGTTCAGTTTTCATTGGCGTTAAGGATACGTTTGACTGTGATGCGGTGGTTTTGTACGACTTGTACTCCTTTAGGGAGGATGTGACCTTGGGCGTGGGCGTCTTTGATTGCGTCGAGATTTGGTACGTGTCGATGCTTGATTTTTTCATCTGCCCGAAGGATGTTCTTGCCATCTAAGGATTTAGTAATGGTGGTAGTGATTACCTCTTCAACCATAGCGAACCGCTGCTGGTCGTCAGTGGACCAGTCATCAACACTGCCGGTTATTTCTACTGAGGGTGTGGGCAAAGGAGAAATGTTGAACTCATAGTTCTTACCAGTAATTTTGTTGCCGTCAGTAAAACCACGACGTCTGATTTCTTTAAGGATGGAACGCAGTGCTTCAATCTCTGCCTTATGGTGTTTGATTGCAGAGTCTAGTTTTTTCTTTTCTTCTACTCCAACTTCAACTAGCTTTTCATGTTGGGTGAGATGGTAGTGGATACCATCAATTTTGCTAGACCGGAGCCTGGCGCAATGCTCCAGTTCAGAGAGTGCCAGCTCTTTGGAGTCAGGAGTAAGGAGAGACAGACTGCTCGATAGGGCAGCATAGTGTTTGTAAAGCTCAAAGGTATTGAGCTTATCCAATTTGGTTGGTGTGATTTGGTTCATGAGAAACCTTTAGTGGAAGGTGGGAGAATGATACGAGTTTTTTGTTTTTTGTTTTGTTTACATTCAGTTTTGTACGCTTTGTTATAACGCACAGTGGCTTTGGTTAACAAATCTTTATACATTTCAATCCATTCATTTGTTGATGTATTAATACCAACAAAATGACTATTTGTATTAGTAATAGTATCTAAAACATTTGAATATAATTGCATCTCTGTTTTATGTTTTATAGATTGCTTTAGTGACTTTTGTTCAATTTGTTTGAGTTTCCAAGAAACTTGATAAAGGATTTTATCTAGATCTTGAAAATGCTCACCTATTACACCATAGTCTTTACTTTTGTTAGTCCTGATGTAGGGTTTAACGCGGCCAACAAAAAACTGTTTAGTAAAAAGTTCTCTGCCTTTTGTATTTTCTGCCCCTGGTTCTGTAACCCATAGATGATCAAGAATGAAGAGAGGAGGTGATTTCATGTATGCAGTGTTGGGATTCAGTTCATATACGTGTGTATTAGAAAGCAACAGATGAGCAGAGTCATTTTGCTTTCTATGTTCTTTAAACCAGCCTTGAATAAGAACTAACTTATTCTCTAGCGGTGTAAGTTCATGTCTCATAAGAATTGTGAAGTAACAAAGTTGACGACCATGGCAAATGCCATAGACACTACAGCTGAAGCTACTTCTTGAACAAAAGAAGTGAAGGCATTAGCAATGAATCCGAACATTAGTTAGCTTTGAATGCGTGTGCGATTTGAATGAGTGAGGTGTGAGGGAAAGGCACGAAGCCCTTCTCTAGCATGTTGTCAAAGAGATCCCAAGCGTGGGTCTCATTGAATGATTCTTGAGCTTTGTAATGCCGCCACATTTTAAGTGGAGCATTTTGTCCATGCTTGGTGTAGATGATAGAGAGTTTGCCATGCTCTTTACCCAGA